ACATCATACAGAGTCCACTCATGAAGAGTAAAGTCTTTACCTATTGCCATCGGTACAGCACGAGCATACTGTACATCATGGCCGAACATTTTGTTGATTGTATATGAAAGCTCTTTGTATAGAACTACAGCAGGGTTAACTTGATAAGGTTTAAAGGTAAAGTTCTCAATCTTAAACATGTTGCTAATGTTACCCTTTTCAGCAACAGTCATGGGTGGTCGATAACCTAAGAACTTGTCTTTTGCGTCTTCTGTCTGTTCGTACTCTACATATACATCGTTGATTATTATTGGACCGCCAGCAATAAGCGTGTATCTAAAATCAACATATAGATCCATGTTAGGATCTAGAATGATTTTCTGTAAGTTAGCTTCAGAGAGATCCATCCATGAAGCACGGACCAGGTTAGTTGTGCTCCACCTAAACTCGCGTTTTAGCGTTCCTGCACCGGAGATATCTTCACCCCAAGTAACAAGTTTGTTGACGTAGTGGAAAGGATCTGATTGGGTAAACTTAACAAAGTCACCGACGTTTGTGAGTGTTGCCAGCATTTAAGACATATGTACTTTTTGTATATATCCTAAATGCTGGAACTACTATTTCGTCAACGATTCAAAGTTTTTGAGTTCTTGGTACATCTTATCCCCAAGGATGTTCATTGCATCTTCTAATTCACGGCGAGATATCTTATAGGTTTCACAGTAAAGTTTTTGTACCTCCTCTGATATCGGTTGCTCAGCCTTTTTCTTTTCCCGTTCTTTCTTTGTCTTAACGTACATCCAGCCCGGAGTTCTTGTGTACCTCTTACTCAAGGTTTCTTGCCAGAAGGTAACTACCTGCGCTGGATTGATCTTGATGTGGTTAAAGGCTGCCGCCTGAACGGGAAAACCTATACTCATAAGTCGATTGACCATGAAAAAGTGTTTTCCGCGTTCATGCAGCTTAGTCTTTTTGAACTCTTCGGGTTTAGAGAACATTGCGTTAATGAAATCAAATAGATTATCCATGTAGTAATTCTATACCCGATGTTGCTATTAGTTCTCGTCTTTATCGCTGTTTGACCTTAGTACTGTAGTGTTATACCAAATGTCAAGCATGAAGAAAATAAACCACCAAGAAACGTTCATGTATTCTTCAATGTTTTTCTCTGTAATCCTGCAGTAGCCTAGCATGAACAGGAAGTAGACGTAGACCCCAATGTTGAAGATGAAATGGGATGTGCGAAAGAATTTACCAAAATTGAATTTCATAGTGTGTAGGATTTGTTTTTTGTTTTTTAGAACTTAAATTGGGAAAATATATCAGCCTCAAAGGTCCGGCCTCCGCTAATGAAGCGAGTGCCTTCTAGGAGGTGTGACATGTCGTAAGTTTTTGCGCTGAGTTCTTTACTAGTTGCAATGTCATTGAAAGAATTCTCAAATGCGTCTTGTATGTCAGCTGGTATAACGCGCTTGTCCAGGTAAACAAGTTTGATGTTGCGTTCCAGCCGGGATTCGATTGCCTTAATTGGTGGATTCTGTTTGCAAGTTGAGTTGATTGCTAGAGAAATCTCGCTAGGCCGACTAGGAAGGTCCATCACATCAGTTACTGGCTCAACATTGTTGATGATCTCCCACATACGCTGGCACTTTGATGGCGTGACGCGAAAAGTTTTACCTTTGGATTCCCAAGTCCAAACTGGTGGCACAGCATCGCCGGCATCTCCGATGATAACCTTTTCGAAAATAAGGTACTCTGCGTCGATCTCTTCCACTGGAACAGACGATAGAGCTTCAGCAATAAGATCTTTGCTGCGGTTCATAAAGGTTGAAGCATCGAACAGATCGTATTCTTCAGCTTTAAGCCATTGGGAAAATCCTTGTGGGGCAACGATCTTGCGACTCTTAGAGTTAGGATTATAGACGACGATAAAGTTTTTACCATTGAACTTGACACATTGTGTAAGATCTTTGTCACCGGTTATGATAACACTGTCCTGACCTAAAGAAAACAGGCGGTCTGCCCAGAGATACATAAGATCGTCGCCTTCGGCACGTTCTTCTTTAGATACAATGAAACCGCGAGTCTGTAGAATCTGCCCAAATTCGTTCATGCACTTGTAAAAGGCATCCCAATCGATTTTGGACTCATCTTTTTCTCGGTTGGATTTGTAGCCACCTTCCTCGATCTCAATCTCTTTTCTCCACGAACGTGAGTCGATCGTAAAGATTACGCGGGTAGGATTGCCGAATGTCCGTATTGCATGAGACATGTCAGTAGCAATCTTACGAATAAACATTTCTTGGTCGGCCTTGCTCTCTAGAACTCTTCCGCTTTTAGCGTAGCCGCCAAAGATAAACAGAGTCTTGTAGAACATGTAGTTGCCGTCGATAATCAGATTCATGTTGTTTTTGTATTATGGTATAAAATTAACCAAATGTTTCTTACTGAGCAAATTTATTTATGAAAGTTATTAACAAATTATACATACCCCCATTTAGTCATTGCATCGTGAATATTCTTCTCAAATTGCTTCTTTAAGATTGGAAGTTCGTTTATCGCCGGTAGATTGCCTTGGAAAAGCATAGACCTTCCGATGTTACCTTCACGGTCAACTAGGTATACGTAGGTACGAGCTCCAATCTTAACAATGTCAAACTTCTTTTCGTTTAACTTGCTGTATTTTGACTTGATGTAATCTTTAACATCACTTACTCTTTTGATCTCCATCTTCTTCTAGTTTTTCATATTCGTATTTCTTTCGGATGTTCTTGCCGAAAAAAGATCCCTTAGACTCAACCGAGTAAAACTCTTGGTACGTCTCATGATCAACTTCTTTGTATATGTATCTTGCGCCATTTTGAAACGTCACAGCAAGAGTCTTGTCTTCAGAATTATACACCGTTTCTTTAAGCAGTGTAGAGTCGTGTTTAAGCGTAGTAATATTCATATTAAGAATTAAGTATCATTTGACATTCGAATACCGCAGCAACCATTGATATTGCTGGGTCTATCACGGTAACTCTTTGAGACTGATATTGCGCAGCCTTGATAATTATCTGTGGAATCTTAGCAACTTTAGTTGGCTGATTTTCTCTAATATACTCTGGTAGTTCAGTTCCTAGCGATGCTAGTACGTCGTCAACTTTGTTTGAATAGTTGGTCATTAGGAACTTATAGTTCTCGTGAGCATCTCCTGGTTTAGCGCAGAGCTCAAAAATATCACGGTAAGAATAGTTGAGTTTCTTGATGTCTTCAACCTTGATCTCTGTGACACCTTGAATAATAAAGTTCTGTACTTTGTTGAGGATCGACCGCATGTCGGGAAAGTTTCGCTTGACGAACTCGATGACTGCGTCTTTATCAATTTGTATACCCGCATTCTTGAGAATAGCCCACGATCTCTTAATGAACTCAACCATGACTTCTTTCTCTTCTTCTTTTGAGACAAAGTCAAAACTGACACATGTGAATCGTGATTGTACAGGGTCTGGAACTTTATTGATGTAGTTGCAAGTTCCAATGAAGCGTGCTGTTCCTGCGAATTTCTCGATGGTTGCACGAAGAGCTTTGTAGAATTGGTCAGATGCGCCATCCATCTCATCAAGAATTACCACCTTGTATTTCTCAGCGCCGTCAAGAAGGCTGATAGTCGAGCACCAGTTAGTGATCTTATCACGAATGATATCAACCGAGCTCTCATCCGATACGTTAATGTAAAGAAAAGGATAGTTAGCGGCTAGCACTTTGGCAAGGGATGTCTTTCCTAATCCCGGCGAACCGTAGAATAAATAGTTCTGGTGAAGTTCGCCTCCTCCAATACTTTTGCGAATCCTTTCAGGAAGGATCATTTGGTCCAGCGTTTTTGGCCGGTATTTCTCAGTGAATAGTTCTTGAATCATTTAAGATTTATTTGCAAGTTATATTCACAGAGTATACTATAGTTCTTGTCTTTATCTAAAATTATTTCCTCCTACCCAAAACACTAAAGATTTTCTTTTTCCAGCACGAACAGGCTCAACTGAATGTAATAAGTAAGTTGGGTAGATTATGATGGTACCTTGTGATCTAGGTGCTGTGTAAACACCACCTGTGTTAAACATTAGAGATCCTCCACGATATTCATCACTAGTGCTAAGTTGCACAGTGACCGCCAATTTTCTACCAGAAAATGGTGGCGGCGAAGCAATATCTACATGCCATGCGTAATGGTCACCTTCAATGTATTCGCAGTACATGATAGGCTCAACCATGTCAATAGGATCAAAGAAAAAACCGTTTTCGTTTGCATATTCCACTAAATCATATAAACGGCCATATATCCAAGCTGTTTCATCATTGTAAGGAAGCCAACCTGTATTACAGCTACGGATATCGGTATTTACTTCTGAATCTACTGTAGCCTTAGAAATATCTATTTTTGTAGTAGCTTCTAGTATTTTACGCACTTCTTCTTGAGATAGTGCGTCGGGTAGAACCAGCGGACTTACCACCAGCTGTTCTTGCAATTCGTGTGGATTGCTATTGATTGATATCATTACGTTTCTTTTAGAAACCTCCTCCCATTCCTCCCATAGAAAGCTGTTGCATCTGTTGCGCCAGCTTCATGTCAGCCAAATCTTGTTGTGCCTTCTCTTTCATCATTCTTTCGTTTGCAGCAATTTCATCAGGTGAAAGTTTGAGATATTTCTCGATAACAAACTTTGGATTGAAGTAAGGAACATCAACATCCATTCCCGTTGCATCCTTCTTTTTATCCATAATTCCCATCATAGAAGTAGCAAATTCAACTCGTTGTTGCATGATTAGCATTTGTTTTAGCTCTTCAAAAACATTGTCTTTGTTGTATGATAGCGAAAGAGTTGCCTTAAACAGTTCATCTTCAGCAAGGTCTGGATAAATCAGTCCCATCTGTATGAAAAGAGGCTTCAAAAGTATTTCCTGGTAGATTGAACGCAGACGAGTAATAAACTTAAAGAATCGTATCTCGTCACGATCTATACCGTCGGCACCTGAAGAAAACTGTCCACCTCCGTTATCTCTGTCAAAGCGGGAAAAAGGAATCTTAGAATCTTCTTTGACTTTATCTTTAAAGTATTTAAGAGCGTCTGTGTCGCTAAGATCAAAACCTTCGCCGCCAATTACACTGATGTCAGGCTGTTCACCGTTCTTTGAAGGAAACAGATAGTTCTTATAGAACTGCATGGACGGGGACCCGTTGATCGATAGCTCACCTGAATCAAAATCAAGGTTGATATCTTCCTTGTAGATGTTGATCATTTCAGCCAACGACTCTTTTGCTTTTTGCGGTGACTTGGTACCAATGGGAACCACCATCTTTAAGCGGTAGGAAGAGTTCATAATGTTCCATATGATCCGTGAGTTCTCCATAATACGTAGAAGGTTGAAAGAACGAACCATGCGCTCAACATAAGATACACGCCCTGTAAAGTTCCCTTTGGCATAAGATATGTAGATGACCTGTGAATCAAGAAGAACCCTTTTCATGGAAGGTATATCTTCATACTGTACCCAAATCTTTTTGTACTTGCCATCACTGCCTTTCTCTACACCTGGACGAAGAGATATGGGGTCAAGTTCCTTAAATCCTACAATGTTTTGGCCGTCTGGGTCGTAAATGATTTCAAAAGATATGAATCCATCAATCAATAGCTGTCGAAAATAAGCCCAGCCATCGTGCCCTTCATTAAAGTGAAAATGCGCATAGATCTTTTTAAACTGTGATATGATTTCAGTAGTTATCTCTTTCTGATTATCCGGGGATAAAACCTCTCTTACTTTTGATACATCAACTGTCGCAAATGCGTTTGAGTCATCATACACAATAGCTTCGTCCGTGACGGTGTCAACAATAAACTCAATCTCAGGATTCATCGCAAACTTACGAAGATAGTCGCGCCTTGCTTTATAGTCTTTGTCGAAAAACGCAATGAATTTCTTTTGACCAACGTCAGCAAGAGCCAGCGAGTAGAGAAATTCTTCAGGCAAGTAGCCTTGATTTCCGAACTCAGCTTCTGTCACACCGACGGCTCGGGATTGCTTTACGACCATGTCTTCGTATCGCATTCCTAAGTTTGCAAGGTTCTTTAGACTTTTAGATATTTGCCCAAACACGGGATTCACACCGATTCTATCAAGAAAACCTGCCATTCTTATACTGTTATTATTTGTTTATATATCCTAACCCCCAGGACGAAGGTATTTCTTTTGATTCTTTTGCGATTTTTCTTTGTCAGGCTTTTTCTTAATAAGAGTATCCCTGTTTTTAAGATATTCTGACCAAACTAATGCAGGTGGCATACCTTTGAACTCGATTGGATTAAAGTACGGTATCATATTCCAATCCTCAAGTTCAATTATCACCGGTTGAACTATTCTTGGTACTAAATAATTCCTGTATGCCCACTGATAGCCTATCTTGGCTTGTTCGTTAAATATTTTGATGGTAAAGTACCAGTCGGTTAGAAAATTCCACGCGTTTTTAAGAAGACCTATTTGTTCTTTGTTAATGCTATCCTCTGCTTGTATAAGGTCTCTTTCATATGTTCTGTAAAACAGCTCCAATGTTTGTACTCGGGCAAACTCTGGTAGGAAATTCAGATTTAGTCCTTGGACTATCATATTACCTGCTTTAGAAACAAACTGTGAATGCACAAGAACAATAGGTCGCATGTCGTAGAAATCTAAGAAGTCTTTGTATAGCGGATCATATTGCCAAGTATAGATTCGGCCAGGGATGAAGTACCGTAATTTGCGAACGTCCATACGTTCAATGGTATCTAAGAAACCGGTGTCTTCAAAAGGTCGCCTAAAATACTTTTCATTAAATTCCAAAAAGACTTCCTTTCTAAGTTGATCTTTACGTTTTTCTTTACGATATGCTTCTAGTGGACTAATCATTTGTTAAATAAGAAGTCTTCGGTTACAATTATGAAGCGATAGCCTCTGCTCTCAGCAAAATGTTTGGCAGCAGCAAACTTTGCACGGTTAATTAACCAAGTCTTAAGAGCGTTATTGTAGCCATGAATCTTCTTGGTAGTTATTTTTTTACCTTCTAACACTGGCTGAGCCAGGGCTGACGAAGGTTTTACTTCAGCTAGATAATCAACCTCTTTTTCTTTTTCCTGCACACGCATGTAAAAGTCTACAAAGTACGTGTGTTCTTGGTTGTCAATTGGACTAATATACTTAATGCCAAGTGGCTCAGATGACCACTTGGTTACATAATCAGTCAGATCGCAATACCTGCAAAATCGATGTTCCCAAGAAGACCGGTATATGATTTTCGTCGGATCTCCGATGTACTTCTCAGGGTTGATTAACTTATAGTAACCTTGGCGATATAGACTTCTCGGACTTGGCTTATTTGACTTAATCGCGCTCACTGTATCAAATACTGTAGAGGTTTTCGTTGCTTAATGAAACTTTACTTGTGGTACTTAGTGGATGTAGTTTACGCCAACCTTTCGCAAATCCGTTTTTAATGATCTGCGTGTAGTAAGCAAACGGATACTTTGATTTTTCTGGGTTGTAACTCCTCCAGTACTTCACTACATCCATCAGAGCAAATGCAATGCAATCTTTGCGATCTTCTTCGTCTCGGTACTTTAATTTTTTCGATGCCTCATTCGCCATCAATTGAATCATTTCTACCGCACGAGGAGTCAGCTCGTTTATTTCTTTTGATTGCAGAATTTCTCTGCGGAACTCATCTGGGTCAACGTAATTTGCCATGTTATTGTTTAGCTTGGGTTTGCGGACGATGATATATCACTTTCCTGATCAAGAGATTCTAAATAAGATGTTAATTCTCCGATGCAAACATCAAGTGAGTCAAATGACAAGTTAGATTCATCTTCTACTTGTTTTTTTAACTCTTCCATATCACCAATGATAGACTTAACACTGTCGGTGAGTTTTGATATAAAGCCGGTGAGTTCATCTGGTTTGTTCTCTCCTGTTTTAGGGTTAGCGGATAAATCCGTCTCTGAATTATATACACCGTATTCTTTTAGTTCTTCAACTCCTTCGATGTATTTCTTTTTGACGGTCATTTTTTGTCCGCCGCCGATAACAATCGCCACATCATCTTCGTCTCCGCCTGATGTGTAGTCTACAGCTTTAAGTGTAATGGGTTGTCCGGCACCTTGGCCTGGGTAGTTTTTTGATAGACTACCGCTAACAAAGTCTTTGGCCTCGCGAAGTCCAACCGTTGCTCCATCACCTTGAGTTTCTATTTCAAGGTCATTTCCAGGTCGGGCTTCCGAGGCCTTCTTAATGACTTTTATTTCTGTAGGACCGGCGACGACAGTAGTGCCGTCTGCCAGTTTAAGCGTGAGTGTCTTGTCGGACTGGTTAGTCCCTGTGACTACTGCTTTTTTTTTAGATACTCTACTTCGTCTCCAACAGCAGCACCTAGTCCTTCGCTAACGTTCTTAAG